GTCAGACATAGTGTTACTCATAGTATTAAATTTAAAGTCGAAAAAAAAATATATATAGTAAAACACAACTTCGCTTCCTCGTGCGAAACAACGAGAGCGAATATAGGGAGGAGCAGTAAACCATGAGTTAACGAACGCTAAACAAGGCATTAACCTAGGGCTAATTTAAGGCAAATTTCATATCCTCACAAAGCATAATTCACGCAATAACAGCGACATAAATAAATCAAGAAATATTTATAAAAATCTTCGATAAGTCAGAGGCATAGCACCTGCCTCTCTATTCGAAAGGATCGCTATCAGTGGGGCGCATACATTTGCCACTGTAATGGCAGAGGAGTGCCACACGGATGGCACAGGCATGCCATAACGGTGGCACGGTCTTGCCACAACGATGGCACAGGTGTGACAATAGCAATGGAATATACAAGGTGATGCAAGTAATAGTGAATAGGTAAAGATTAAACGTAAGTCGTTTGAAATGAGCTGTATTTCTGTATTCTGCAAAATGTGGAAAATGCAAACGACAACGGAATATTGAGGTTGTTCAGTTACCAAACCGTTAGCCGAGCAGTTACCGAAACGGGAATAGGTAACACAAAGCGATGAAAAGAAAACCTCACCGTTTTGTTTGCGCTCATACACAGTGTTTTGCGTATCAAAGAGCGCTTATATGGCAAGTAACTTTGCACTAAAAATATAAGCGTATGAAAGTAGAAAAATTCAAGGTGTTGCTCTACCTCAAAAAGAGCGGACCGGATAAGTCGGGAAAAGCTCCCATCATGGGACGCATCACGGTAAACAGGACAATGGCACAGTTCGGATGCAAACTGTCCTGCACTCCCGAATTATGGAATCCACGTGAAAGCCGTCTGAACGGCAAAAGCAAGGAAGCGGTTGAGATCAATGTCAAGATTGAAAAGTTACTGTTAGCGGTAAACAATGCCTTTGACAACCTTGTGAATCGTAAGGTTGATTTTGATGCTACCGATGTGAAAGACCTTTTTCAGGGCAGCATGGAAACGCAAATGACGCTCATGCGAATGACGGATGTTGTCTGCGATGACCTCAAAGCCCGTATCGGCATAGACAGGGCAAAAGGGACTTATCCCGGTTATCACTATATGCGCCTGACAATCGGGGAGTTCATCAAGACCAAGTACAAGGTGAAAGATTTGGCATTTGGACAACTGACAGAGCAGTTCATCCACGACTATCAGGCATTTGCCACCGGTAATAAGGGTTATGCGATTGATACCGTCCGCCATCATCTTGCCATCCTGAAGAAGATATGCCGTCTGGCGTATAAGGAGGGATATGCCGACAGAATCCACTTCCAGCATTTTACCTTACCAAAGAAGACAGAAACGACACCACGGGCATTGAGTCGTGAATCGTTTGAGAGAATCCGTGATGTGGAAATACCCGCTTACCGCAAATCCCATATACTGGCAAGGGATATGTTTCTCTTCGGGTGCTACACCGGGGTCTGTTATGCGGATGTTGTCTCGATTACCCACGAGAACCTATATACGGATGAGGACGGTGCTTTGTGGTTGAAGTATCGAAGAAAGAAAAACGAACTTCGTGCCAGTGTGAAACTGTTACCGGAAGCGATTGCGCTGATTGAAAAATATCATAGTGGGGATAGGGACACCCTGTTCCCTTTGCTGCATTGGTCAAATCTCAGACGACACATGAAAGCGTTGGCGGCACTGGCAGGCATCAAGGATGATTTGTGCTATCATCAGGCGAGGCACAGCTTCGCCTCGCTGATTACGCTTGAAGCAGGTGTGCCGATAGAAACCATCAGCAGGATGCTGGGACATTCCGACATTTCTACAACACAGGTCTATGCCCGTGTCAGCCCGAAGAAACTTTTCGAGGACATGGACAAGTTCATAGAAGCCACCAAAGATTTTCAATTAATTCTTTAATACAGAAAACGATATGCGAAGTACATTTTCACTTTTACCCTACATTAACCGCAGCAAAGTAAAGGCTGACGGTACGACTGCCATACTCTGCCGCATAACCATTGACGGCAAACAGACTGCCATCAGTACGGGGATTTATTGCCGACCGGAAGAATGGAACAGCAAGAAAAACGAGATTAAATCCGTAAGGGAAAATAACCGTTTACGAGAATATTTACGACTGACAGAGGAAGCCTACAATGAGATACTGAAATCGCAAGGCGTGGTCAGTGCCGAGATTTTGAAGAACCACATATCCTTGAACAACATCCATCCGACCACTCTTCTACAGATGGGTGAATGGGAACGTGAGCGGTTGAAGAAACATTCCGAAGAAATAGACTCGACTTCTTCCTATCGAAGTTCAATGTATTATCAGAAGTACCTGACGGATTTTCTTACGTCCATCGGTAAAAAGGACATTCCCCTTGAAGAAGTGACGGAGGATTTCGGCAAGTCCTATAAAGCCCACTTGAAGAAATGCAAGAACTTCGGGGTTTCCCAGACCAACCATTGCCTGCGTTGGTTGAACCGCCTGTTGTATCTGGCAGTCGATAAGGAGATTCTTCGTGTAAATCCCTGTGAGGACTTGGAGTATGAGACAAAGCCGGAAGCAAGGCACAGGTACATCAGCCGTGAGGAGTTCAAGAAGATACTTTCCACACCGATGTATGACAAGCGTATGGAACTGGCAAGACGGGCTTTCATATTTTCCACCCTGACGGGACTGGCTTATGTGGACATCAAACTTCTTCATCCCCACCATATCGGAACAAACGCTGATGGCAGACGGTACATCCGCATCAACCGGAAAAAGACAAAGGTAGAGGCATTCATACCCTTACATCCCATAGCGGAGCGGATATTGTCGCTGTATAACACGACCGATGACGAGAAGCCCGTGTTTCCTCTTCCCAACCGTGATGCCTTATGGTTTGAGGTTCATGAATTGGGAATAACCATAGGGAAAGAGGAAAACTTGACCTATCACCAAAGTCGGCACAGCTTCGGCACTTTTTTGATTTCGGCGGACATACCGATTGAGAGTATCGCCAAGATGATGGGACACTCCAATATCAGGACGACACAGGGATATGCACGGATAACCGATGATAAAATTTCCAAAGATATGGACAAACTGATGGAACGAAGAAAGGAAATATCGGCTGGCGAAAAGAAGAAATAGCAAATAATCATCATAAAATAAAGGAATTATGAGCAGAGGCATAATAACAATCAGTGAAACGGGTGCAGTCACTATGCCGACCGCACCCGTATGGATGATGCAAATTGAGATTGCCGACCTGTTCGGGGTGTTCTCATGCAATGTCCGCAAGGCAATACGGGCAATCTATAAGAACAATGAACTGAATGAAGCCGATACGATGCGATATATCAGGCAACCGGATGGTATCAGTTATGACGTTTACAACCTTGAAATGGTTATAGCCATTGCATTCAGGATATGCAGTAAAGAAAGTGCTTTGTTCAGACGGTTTATAATAAATGAAATCAGCACCACCAAAAGAGAAACGCCTGTTACGTTGTTTGTTTCCTGTGGCAGGAGTAATAACCGATGGTATAGTTGAGGTTCATCCCGTCAGCCACTTGTTTCCGTTGCCACACGTTTGAAAGGCATCCGGCAACGAAAAATAAGCAACTGATGGGTAAAGAGCAGAAAAGGAACGGCTTACAGACGAAGCGCAGTATTGACACTTCATCCGTAAGCCGTTCCTTTTTTCTTTTTGTCGAAAGTCTATTGCTGCCGCAATACAGGGCATACGGCAAACTACACTCCTTCAAGAAAAATCAAGTTATCCTCTATCGGTAGGCGGAGCGGTAGCCGTCATTCAGCATCCGTTCGATGTCGGATTCACGGTAGAGAATTTTACCGCCCAACTGGATATAGGCTATATGCCCTTCATTGCGGTAGTCCTGAAGTGTCCGGCGGCTCACCTTCAGCCGTGCCGACACCTCCTTGTCAGTGAAGAAACGCTCACCGCCCAATGTCGGGCGGTAATTGGCGGTCAGATGCTCTACATTATCAAGCAGTCGGTCAAGACTGCCCATAAAGTGGATTATCCACTTGTTGTCCTTGTTAATCAACTCATTCATATTACTCTGGATTTAGTGGGTGTTGTCATTATATTTAATTCATATAGTCTTTCCTTTGAACTTCGCTTCCTTTCTTCTATCCTCCACAACGGAGACAATGAACTCCACGTCTTCGGGACGGTAATATGTCTTGTGGTTTATCTGTGAATAAGCCAGCGTGCCGTTATCCCGAAGCGTCTGTAACGTGCGAGGGCTGATGTTGAGCATACGGCACACGTCCTGATTATCCATCCATTCGCTCATTTTCTTTTCCCCGTGCCGATGGCAGATGGCATCCATACGGCTGACGAAACGGTCGAACTTGGCGACCATTGCCTCAAAGGTCTTTCTTTCGATTGATACAATTTCCATATTGCCTTTCTTTTAATTGTTACTGTTTCTTTTGCCACAAAGAAATACATTATCTGCTGTCATGCAATGGATTTTCAAAAAGTGGCAGCGTGTTGCGCCGATACGGTAGTCATTGTCCGGGGTACTGCTTGCCGGTTATCTGTGAGCAAGCCGGTGGAATACGATTTCCGTTCAGCCTTTAATTCCCATTTTTTATAAGGAAGCCACAGCCAAAATAAGGGCTTAATTTAAAATAGCCCCCAATCGTACCTTTGTCCTTTCAGCTATTCATATCCGGTAAATCGGTGAAGTCCGCACCGATTTGTCAGTCTCCATAAAGCAAAACCGTACAAAAATGCCTAAGAAAATCCAAGTACTTGACTGACTGCATTAAAGCACCTTACTTCGCTCCCGATAATCGGTCGAGGTATAGACCAAGACCACATTCAATAACTTAATCAATTTGTTTTTACAATGAAAAAAGAACCAAACATTACAGAGCAGCAGGCTCGTGAAATCGTGGAAAAAATGGGGCGCAGGGAACCCTACACCTCCAAGTCGATAGACGACTTCTACAGGAGTATCGGTCTGGAACCGGAGGAGCCGGAACAGCTCGGCAAGACCGTCACGGAAGAAGCAGAAATTCCTATGGCAGATGAACCGTCAGGAGTGGCGACCGGAGAAGCGGCAATGCCGCAGAAGCGCATCAGCAGCAAACAGCGCAGGCTGTCTTTGGATGAGTACCGCACCACTTATCTCAAAGTTCCCAAAATTATCAACCGCAAGCCCGTGTTCGTCAGTGAGACGGTGCGTGACGAGCTGGACAGGGTTGTCCGCTACCTCGGAGGGAAGGGCATGAGCGCATCCGGACTTATAGAGAACCTTGTCCGCCTGCACCTCGATGCCTACCGGAATGACATCGAGCAGTGGCGCAAACTCTGACGGGATTACGGTGGAACAGGTTGAGCCGTTGGATGCACTCCATCGGTTCGACCGATACACAAAGTGAGTTATTACACTCGGAAATCAATCCGACAGGCGGAGGATTTTTGTGTCCTCAAAGACACAGCAAGGTATGTTTTCAGTTACTCGGATGTTCCGGAGTAACTAAAAACCCTTGCACCGCCGTGGGCAGAATTATCCTCCGAAGTCGGATAATTTCGGGGTTCCTTAATCAAAGATTAAACAAAGGATAAACTATAAAATTGAAAGAATAAGAAGCATGAAAAAGAACAACAAGTACGGGAGAAATCCCAAGTTGAACCCGAAGACGCACTGCGTGATGGTGCGCTTCGATGATGAGGAATGGAACAAATTTCTCACGATGTATGAGGAATCACAGGTGTACGCGAAAGCTGTCTTTCTGAAGGCGCACTTCTTCGGGCAGAAGTTCAAGGTGTTGAAGGTAGACAAGGCAATGGTGGACTACACAACCAAGCTGTCCGATTTCCACGCCCAGTTCCGTGCCATCGGCACGAATTATAATCAAGCCGTAAAAGAGCTGCGTTGTCATTTTTCTGAGAAGAAAGCGATGGCTTTGCTTTATAAGTTGGAAAGATGTACCATTGAACTTGTGAAGTTAAGTCGGAAGATTATAGAACTTTCAAGGAATATGGAGAAGTGTTACCAATCAAAATCCGACTGATATGGCATCGGTAAAAGTCAAGTTTCGCCCTTCTACCATAGTCGGCAAGGAGGGTACACTTTACTATCAGGTGATTCACAACCGCGTGGTCAGACAGATATATACCGACTATAAGCTTTTCGCTTCGGAATGGGATATACATTCCGAAGCGGTTGCCATGCATTGTACTCCGAACGAACAAGAGCGAAACAACTATCTGCTTTCGATAGGTTCCCGTATCAGATGGGACAAGGAGAGGTTGAATAAGATTATACACACGTTATCTCAATCCGGCACATTCGTAACGGATGATGTAGTCATGCGCTTTCATGAAAACAGGCAAGAACTGTCATTCAACGCTTACATCAGCCAGCAGGTAGCGAGACTGAAACGTTTAGGGAAGATACGCACCTCGGAGACTTATACAGCCGCACTCAGAAGTTTCAGCAGTTTTATGAATGACACAGAGGTTTTATTTGACCAACTTAATGCGGATTTGTTTGCGGAGTACGAGGCTTATTTGAAAGGCAGGGGAAATACGCCCAACACCATATCATTCTATATGCGAATTCTGAAAGCCGTCTATAACCGTGCGGTGGAAAATGGACTGACGGAGCAACGGCATCCGTTCAAGTCTGTCTACACGGGAGTGGAGAAAACCATGAAGCGAGCCTTATCACTCAATGACATCAGACGTATCAAAGGACTGGACTTGTCATTGAAGCCCAATCTTGACTATGCCTGCGATATGTTCCTGTTCTGTTTCTATACAAGGGGAATGTCGTTCATTGACATGGCTTATCTGAGAAAGAAAGACTTGCTGAATGGCACTCTTTCCTATCGTAGACGCAAGACAGGACAACAACTGTTCATCAAATGGGAAAAATGTATGCAGGAGATTGTTGATAAATATCCAATAAACGAAACGGAATACCTCTTGCCTATCATTACAAAACATGATGAAGATTATCGGAAACAATACACCAACGAACTTCATCGGGTAAACCATCTGTTGAAGAAAATCGGGAAACTGCTGGATTTGCCAATACCCTTGACGATGTATGTCGGTCGGCATTCATGGGCAAGTATTGCCAAGAGCCGTAATGTGCCTATCTCTGTCATCAGCGAAGGTATGGGGCATGATTCTGAGAACACTACGCAGATTTATCTTGCATCGTTGGATACCACCGTGGTAGATAAAGCCAATAAGAAAATACTGGATCTGCTGTGAGGCAGTGGATGTTTAGCGAATCTGTCCAACGCTTGCCAAGAGACGGATATTACAATGCAAAGTTACGCAAAATAATGATTTTTAAGTTATAAAACGCTGAAAATCTTATCTATTATGTTCTTTTTGTTTTGCGAAAAATATCAGATGTTTTGCGAAGTTATCTTTGCAAAAGTAAAATATTACTCATTATCAACGAGATAAAGATGCTTATCCGTCTCTTGGCAAGAGACTATATATAAACTTTATATAATTACATTAAATGAACAACAAAATATTTGCAATCACTGCTATAAGTACTCTTATACTACTGCTTAGTTGTAGTGGAGATGAAATTAT